AACAGTCAATATATATACTTAAAACTAAAGTTACCATTCTTGCTATAAGCTAGGAAAATGGAGAAAAACCTAGTACCCCCGAAGGAGCTAGCGAAAACTATATATATAATTTAAGATTATATATATATCGAAATTAACCTAAATCTTGCCACGCGATCACTAAAATTTAAAATTTTAGGCTGCTATCTAGTAATTGTAAGCAAGTCGTTGAACAAGTAAACTTGTTCTACACCATGTTCCAGCACAGCTTTTAAACTGATACTAACGCTGGAAATGGTTAGGTACTCCTTGGAGTAGTAGTATATATCACCTGATGTAATGGTGGATACTTAAAACTAATTTTAATTTATTTTGATTATATTAGTTTTTATTTGATTTTATGAGTCGCGTTTATAGCGAATAGCTCATATGTGATTAATATTAGTAATGTAAATTTGAATATAAATGTATCATGTTTATGAATTTACATAATATTATTTGCCCTTTTAATCTATAATAATATTAAATATTTAACCTGAAGCCCTATAATAGCTAGGAACAAAAGCATGAGTGGATACATTTGTGCCTACTATCATAGGTGGAACTCCAACAATATATTGGAATCCGAAATCATCAGCAGCTGATCTATATATATTATAAGTTGCTGATAAACCAGTATAATAATGTAAGGACGCACCTGGTCCTGTATAAATTTGATTTGAATTTTGATATACTGGTGTGGTAACGAGAACAATAGGTAATGGATAAGCATCATCAGTTGCACTTGTACCTGGAAAAATTTTCGTGGGATCAATATCACCAATAGCTGCATTGGTGCGAATAATCATGTCATTTGGAGACATATGAGTTGAATTATAATAAGGAACTTCAAATTCAACCATTCCTTCAACTTCTTGATTAACTAAAATTGTTGAAGAAGCATCTGCTGTTAAAGCATTGTAAGTTTGCAAATCTGTTCCATTATAACCCAACAAAGCTAAAGCATTGTTTTGACTACGATATCTAAATGCAAATGCTTGAATCAATCCGTGAAATTGATCATATGCATTAAACATTTTAACAATCATAGAATTATTATTAACTGGTTTGACATACCAATCTCCTTGAGGAATATCTGCATTAGGTAAATTACCTTCTGCACCAACAACAGTAGACAAAATTTTAATTCTAACTCCACCTCTAAAAAAAGCAAAAATAGAATCAAAATAAGATAAATAATCTATCCCACAATCTCTATCGTTAATTTTATTTGCAAAAGGATTAATAACTGTTAATCCGTTTAATCCGTTATAATTAGCAGCAGTTACATTTCTACCTATGTTATCTGTACTTCTATGTTCCCATGTAACACCTATCAGATTACTCCTTTTAATTAATTGTCTAATTGACATAATCTTTTCACCTATACAATGTGATTCAGGTGACCAGTTAGGTGTTGGCAAAATTTTGCTAATTGTGTCAGGATAATTTTTCATTTGAGCTTCATTTCTTTGTCGTTGAGCAGCAGTTCCATAAACTTGAGCTTCCATAGATAATGGTGCTGAAAGAACACCATGTTGCTCCTGATGATAAGGTGGAATAGTAGTTTGTGTTTTATCATTTGGTGGATTTGCTGGTTGTAGACGAGGTGCACATGGACAAGCAAAATTCAAATCTTCACCACCTGAAATTTCAACTATTATTGATATAGATGAAGAAACAGTACTAACTGCACGCAACTCATTAAGAACAGTAACTACAATATATCCTGTTCCTACATTAACTGGTGTTGTTGCACTTTCTTGAGCAGTAACCGATAACCATGGTTTTGTTGAAACGTAAGGTACAGTAAATGTACAAGTATCACTCTCTTCTATATCAAAAATCATTTGATAATTTTTCTCAATTTGATTAACAGGAGAAGAGCCTACAGGTAAATTAGCTAAACTTTCATATGGAGTATAATATATACGTAATCTACCAGTATGGAAACCAGTTTTAACTACTTTGAACGTATATACTAATGATCCTCTCCATAATCCAAAACAATTAGCAACATAGCTAACTGGTACTAATGCTATTTGTCCTGCTGACAAATTTCTGGGTTTGTAAGGTGAAACATCATCAACCCATAAAATTTGATCTGTTCCAACTTGTGATGTTGTCCAATCAAATGCTGAATAATATGCTGGGATAGATGTTATAGTAGATAATGCCATTTCATCAATATTTGTACCAGATAAACCAGCAGGTGTATCTATTTCATTATCAGCACTTAAACCCATTTTATGTGAAGAATCTTGACCATTAAAATTTGCAAAACAATTTGTAGTACGCAATTTAGTGTTCATTGCAACAGTAGGTTTTGAAAAACCAAACATTTTCAAAGCATTAGATGCTTTATTTGCTATCCATTCTGGTATGGCTAAATAAGAACCTATTACTGGAATATCTTTAGCTACATGCAATGTTTCTGCTATTTTACCAACTGTATTACTAATTACACCAGATTTAACAACTTGTTTTGCTTCTCCTCTTACTTGTGCTTGCATTCTTCTTGTTGGTGTATTATAAACTGGATTAGCTCCAGTTGGGAATGCTAATTTAGGTGTTATAAAACGAGCCCATATTGACACTTCACAACTTTTAACTTCATTAGTTCCAGATAATAATGGTGAATAAACAAATAAATCTATATCTCCCATTGTTCCATCACCTGTAATTAAATTATAATACAAGTGAGGTGAAACAAAAGGAATAATAAATTTTGCTTGTGAGATACGAGTTTCTTGATTTGATCCACCACAAATATCTATATCTATTCCAGGACATGATGTTCTACTTGTTAAATTAGAAACAAATAATGAAGTTTTTTGGGGTATATATTTTGCATAAGGAATATATTGCAATCGCAATCTTCCTTGTTGAAATTTTTGAGCATTTACCTGAACTATAACTTCACAATCTGCTCTTAAACCTACAAAACCTCGTATTTTCTCATTTATCATTCTGTTTTGTAATAATACATCTGGAAATCGTAAAGTTGCCAATGATGTATTTGGTGTTTGTGTATTATCAAAAAATCCATTCCACACTCTTATTGGTCTTTCCAAAAAATCTGGTATATCATGAGAAACATCGTATAATGTTTCATTTAAATATGAAGGGTTAATATCAACAATGCTAGGGAGTGCTTTATCTTCAACTTCTTGTCCTTGATTAAGAAATGTTACGTTTTGTACTTGACTTATTTCACGACTAGCATCGTCATCTGTTGTATTTTGAATTGTATTTTGATTTGTAGCAAGTTATAATTTAAACTATATAGTCAACTTAAACTATATAATCGAGTGATGGTTCCTAGATTTTGGAAGGGCTGCTTCTAGAGCATCTTGGAAGTAAACCTAAATAGGTAACTCTGTTAACATGATAGCAATATATTTCAAATTTTACATCACTAATTTATTCTAAAATATAAGATCACATCATGTTCTATGCCATAAATCCATCATAAGCTTGCAAATTGCAAACTCTCATTTTCATTTCTTCATATGTTGGTAAAATTATTCGTAATTTATTTTTGCATTTTTCATTATTTCTAATATTCTCAACATATTTTTCGTATTTATCTTGTCCATGTAATGCCATTTCCATAGCTGCCGTTTCGATATTTGTTTTTAATAAATCATTTGGATCAACATCATTTTTCCGAACCCAATTTAACATTTCATAAATAACATTCTCATCCAATGGTGCTAAGTATCTACATAAATCATTATCATATTTAAAAGCTCTTTTTAAGAAATTAATTTCTGATAAAGAACGATATAAATGTATTTCATTTCCTTTTGTTTCTTCCGTATAAGTGTGACCTAAATCTTCCAAAGCAATAGTTAATGTTTGTTGATTGAAAAAATGTCTTATACTATGATGAATATTTAAACAATTATCATCACCATACACAATTATACTCACTAATTTATCAAACATCATGGTATTAAAATATTTTATACGTTCTTCTTCATCTTGCAAATGATCAGCACAATGTAAATACCCCATAACCATAATAAGCAAATTATATATACTATTAATTATTACTGTAAACGGATTACCTGATGGTTGAGAATGTGTCCATTGATATAATTTATTTCCATGAATATGTACTGAATTAACTAAATGAACCCATAATGAATATCTTATTTTCCTTGCATCTTCAGTATAATGTTTATCATACATTTTGTAAATATTCTCAATAATATCATAAACCAACCATAAAACTTGTACTAATAATGATCCATCAAAATTAGAAAAATCACCAGCAATAACTGCTTTACCTTTTGATTCCAAAATTTTAGCAATATCATTCCAATCTTCACTATAAACATTTGTACCAACAGCTATGCTGTTTTTGTTTCTATTATGCATTAGAAATGAGGCTGCTCCTATGAAATATTTTCTGAATAAAATTACATAATGCATAGGACATGCTGAAAACATACGTGTTTTACCTTCATCAACTTTGGCAATAGGTCTTTTTTCATCTTTCATAGTATCAGCACAAATAACACCTGTAATTTTTCCATTTAAACAATCCTCTTCTAGCTGTTTCACAATTTTCTTTAATTCTATAGCTTGTGGAGATGTAAAATCAAATTCCATATCACTTCCCAACCAATATTGTTTGCCTGGTTTATTATTTTTATATTTTCCATCACTGTTAAATGGATATCCTGGAGATGTTGTTCTACATACTGCTGATATATATTCATCATCATTACCTCTAATGGATTCTTCATAACTCATAACTCTTATGTTATGTGTACCAATTTTCCGATAATCATATGATATTTTTTGTAACACATAATTTGTTGCCATGTTACAATATTTAATTGAAATTAACTTACTAATTCCTCCATTTTTTTCTAAACCTTTCAAAGCTGGATCAAATAATTTACCATCTTTCATAAAAGGTTTTAAATGTGCTGGTTTTGTTATATTTTCTTTAATTTCATTAAATATCAATGATGGAGATAACACTGTTCTAGAACATTGATGTAAAGGAATTTTAGTATGACCGAATCCATTAAAACAACCTTTTGGTGTGTCTTCTTCTTTATCTATTAATATATTATCGTCAATTTCTAAAAACACTTGTGCTCTATGTCCAATAATTTGTGTTAATCTATCTATTCCATCACGTAAAATTTCATAAGTAAGTTTTATTGAAAAACCTTCATCTCTAGCACCACTTACATGCATTCCTACTAATTTATTGGTTAATACATTTGATTTTATTATTAACATAGAACCACAATCTCCCCGTGTCGTATCACTTTTGTACAAATATCCAGTTCTTTGATGATATATAGAATCATCAATAGATGTTATTTCTATTACGCGATCAGAAGGTGAAACTTCACACACTGTTTTAAAACATTGTGATATACCATATTGAGTAGGAGTATAAACAGGAATTATTCCTGTCATATTACCATGTAATCTACCTAATTCTCCTTTCCTTATGAAATGTTTAACAATATCTCTATGTGCGTGAGCTGTCGATTCTTTAGATAAATTAAACAAAATAGCATCTAAATCAGAAGTTCCATCATTTAATCTTATCGCATTGATCAATTCATATTTTTCGTTACAAATACATTTGAGCGGAAATTCAATAACACCTTTTTGTTCATCACCAAATGAATTTATTCGTGATAAAGTAAATATAGTATCAGGTTTTAATTTATATAATTTAAAATGATGAATAAAATGCCATGGTAATAATACATTATAACCACTAACAATAGTAGCGTTACCAATAAATTTTGCACACCCATTTTCTTTATATGATAATGCATAAGAATTATGTTTCAACAAACCTACTGATAAATCTGAAGCATTTTGATCTGATGATATTTCTACTTTCATACGTTTATTATTTTTCATATGACCTGATCCTGGTGAATTATATGCTTCATTACTATGATTTTCAACACGCAATTTTTTAAATAACTTTTGTTGACCTGAAGATGGAGATGACATTAATTCTGTAGCATGATGTATTTCTATATCATCTTTAAATTGCCTATATAAAGATATTAATGAAAAAGATGCCATCAAAATACCACCACCTATCAATATGTATCTTAACAAAGGATATTTAATAATAGCATCATCCAATTTCTTTTTATATGTAAAAAACCAATTTTTGAGACTATTTTTAAGATCATTATAGATATCATATATTCTATCTTTTGTTTGTTTTTGTTTAGCACCATTTTTCCACATAACGAATGCATTGCCATATTGTTCCAAACATTTAATTTCTACTAAATCAATATCTCCCAATTCAAATAGTTGTTTACTATAATAATTGCAAATTTCATCATTTATATCCACATACAATCGTGTATTACATTCTTGAAAATCTTCATCATAAACTTGTGCAATGTGTTTTTCAGCCCATCTTTTTTCCATAAAATTCTTTTTATGTTCAAAATTATTTGTTTTCTTTTTCAACTCATTACACATCATTGAAGAAAAATCATCATAATTTAATAATGGTTCATTTGTAGCTTGAAATTCCAATTTACCATCATTATAAACTTTACAATATTTTTTAAATTTATAAATTTCTGTTGCATAAACAACTGGATAACCTTTTTCAAGAGTTAATTTATTTAATAAATTTGCTACTTTTTCTAAATTCAAAACACGTTTAACAATATTTCCAGGAAATTTCATTTCTTTCAAATAATCATCTGATGGTATAACTTCAAACATGTTATCTTGAATTCTATTATAAAAAGCTTCAGGATATGATAAAGATTTAATTGGTGTATTTATATTGTTGACAGTCATTATACTAACTTTTGAACTATAATATGAATTTTTATCTTCGATTGCTGCCATATGTAAATGATATGGAAAATCATTCATTTCACGTATAGTTTCAAAAATTTCAGCATTAGGATTTGATGATTCATCATTTTGTGCTAAACAATCATCTCTAATAACAATATATTGTCCATTATAACCATCCCAATATTCAGTTTCTGGTTGACGAGCATATATTTGTTCTTCTACTTCTTTTGATGTTTTAAAACCAGCAGCTGCACATAAATCTTGACTCAACATTTGAATTAAACAGGATTTTCCTATTTGTGATTCACCAAATAAAACAATTGACAATGGTCGTTGTCGTTGACCACCACCCAATGTATTATGAGTATCAGCATATTTATATAATTGTTCTGCATGACGTGTCATTTCTATAATATTGCGTACTATTCTAGCTTCACATTTATTCTCATAAGCCCATTTTTTGTACTTAATACCTTTTTGCAATAATGAAGCTATTTTAGAAATTTCACCATGTAATAACATACTTTGTTTTTTCTTAACAATATCTGTATAATTCATAATATCATCACTCCATTGTTCTATTTCTTTTTCCATTGACATAAACTCTTCAGATATATCACTTAAATGATATTTAAAAAATTTTTTAATTTCATCCCATAACATACTAAAATCACTTTTCATAGTTATAGCACCATGAATACCTCGTGATATATTATTTATTTTTTTTGAAAAATTTTCAATAGAAGAATCTTTTGGTAATTTACCTACAGCATAAAAAGAAATAAGTGATAATAAAATAGGACCAAATGTATTAACTTTAAAAGAAAAAGATTGAGTTTCATGTCTATGCATATCATTTACCATTTTGATTATTTTTTCTGGTAATCCTAATAATTTCAACAAGATAACTCCTCCTATCAAAAATGTTGTTTTTTTAAATCCAAAATCATACATAATCCATAATAATAATAAAGCAAAAGCAAATTTAAAGAAATTTGAATTAAGATTAGATATTTTATCTGTAATTGTTTTTCCAATATCATTAACAAGTTCTATATCTTTCTTAATTTTATCATCTGTATCTTGTAGTATAGTATTTGCATCATTTATATTTACTTTAGCTTTTATATCAATTATTTCGATTAAACTCTCAAACTGTGTCATTATACTTGGTAATTTTTTATTTAAGAATTCATTTATATCAGTGATAGCTGAAATTGAATCTGTTAATCCATGTGCTACATGTTTCCTAACCAAACTCGAGTTGTTATAGCGTTGTGGTAGGGACATAATAGCAGGTCCAGGATTTAATTCAACATCTCCACATAAAATCAATTTGTCAAAATTATTTAAAATATGTTCAATACAAGTATATTTAAATGTTTCAAAAAATTTAATATCATGTAAACGATTGTACCATTTTGGAGTCATATCTATTGTCAATTGTCTGCCATATAATTTTGTTGTACTCAAATCACCTTTTTTAAATTGCATATAGCTATTATAATATATATCCTTGAAAACTATAAACCAAAATTTAGTGCCTTCTAATTTTACCAATTGTTTTCTCCAAAAATTTTTATTGTTATAATTAATTTGATTATTCATTAAATTCAATTTGAAAGAAAAAATATTTTTTGCAAAATTATCATCAACATCTTCCAAAGTACATAATAATGAATGTAAATTAAGTCCTTTATTTGTTTTATATTTTCCATTAACAAAATTAATTTTCAACCAATATTCATAATGAATATTATAAAATATCTTTGGTTGCAAATTAAACATTTCTTTTATTTGTTCGTTGATCTTAGAATTTTCTACAATAGAAGAATATCTATTAAGTAGAATCCGGTTTCGTGCCATGTTCTTTAATGATTCCATTTTATATAATTTGTTTTATTTTAATTTTGTTTTACCTTACCTTACTTCACAGTGTTTTTCAAGTAGAAGGATTTTGCTAATTTATTTTTAGTTTAATAATAACTACCTCGTAAGGATTTTTACTAGAAATTGGTTTAATATAAAACCTCGATTTTATACCAAATGACAAGATCTAACTTTCTCTTGATTAATATGCCGCAGCACTACTAGCCAAAAGTAAAGATTTATACTGCTTTTAATTACTCAACGTAAAATAATACCTCAATACTAAAATACCCCTTTCTGTTAAAAGACTTTTAATAAAATTTTAAATTAAATTTTCAATATAATTTGTTTGAAATATTTGTTCTCAATTGTGAGCGCTTTATTTTCA